TCTCAATTCAAGTGGAAATTCCCATAAGTTCTTAAATAAATTTAAAGAATGTGCCATGATGTCCACATCTGTTAATTATACACCAGATGGTAATTATGCAACATACTCTGATGGATCAATGGTTTCATACAGTCTCACATTAAATTTCCAAGAAATTGAACCAGTATTTAACACTGATTATGAAAACGTACAAGGAATAGGTTACTAAAATGTCAAATTACTTCAGCAACATACCAGATTTTGAATATGTCAGTAGATTACCAAATTCTCAAATTGGTAGTTATATTAAGGTAAAAAATCTTTTTAAAGGTGCTAGACTTAGGGAAGATATTCTTCAAGATTTAACAGTTTTTGAAAAATATCAAATTGTAGGAGATGACCGACCAGATAATGTTGCATTTAGTTTTTATGGTGATTCTACATTAGATTGGTTAGTCTTAAAATGCAATAATATAATCAATATACAATCTGAATGGCCAATGACTCAAGAGGATTTGAATAGATATCTTCTAAACAAATATGAAAGTTATGATAATCTTTATAATGGTATTCATCACTATGAAACCAAAGAAATAAAAAATAGTCAAGGAGTAATAATAGTACCAGAAGGTTTAGAAGTGCCAAAAACATTTTCTGTTACCTATTATGATATGGCTAAAGGACAACACATATCTAGTTTAATAGAAGAAACAAATATAACTACAGAAATAACAAATTACGATCATGATATAAAAATAGAAAATGATAAAAGAAATATTTACTTAATTAAACCAAGATATGTTAGTATTATAAAAGATGATCTAAAAGAAGAAATGACATATGAAAAAGGTGGGACTCAATACATGAGCCCCACCTTGAAGAGAGGAGAAAATATTAAACTATATCAGTAATTATTCCTCAGCTAATTTCTGAAAATAACTCAAAGCATCATCTTCATCTGAACTAGCAGATGCTACAGCAGCAACTGGTTCTGGTTTACGTGAAGCAAAGTCTGGTGTATAAGAACCACGACTATTATCTTCATCAGATACTTCCTCATCTACACGACGTGTAGCAGGACGACCTTGACCTAGAACATACTTAAGACGTTTCTCAAGTTCATCATAAGTTTTAAACTGATCTGCAGCAGTAAGAGCAGTCAAAGAATACTGCTTCTTCCAGAGTGCTTCCAGTGCATCATCATCTTCTAAAAGAGGTGATGGAGCATCGAACTCTGACTTATCATAGTTCCAATAACCATCCTTCTTGACGATTTTCAGTTTGAAATTAGCACCTTGCCAGAAGTCAAAAGGATTGATTGGAGTCTCATCCTCAAACTCAGGTTGCATTGCTTCCATAACCTTATCAAAGATCTTCTTACCAAACTTGTAAAGGAAAACTTTTCCTTCGTTGGTAGGATTAGTAGGATCTTTTACTACATAGATGTTTGCATAGTAAGAAAGCTTACGCTTCTGTCTACGAACAACATCCTTGTCGGATTCATTACCACTGTTCCAGAGTTCACGATTGTGCTCTGAGACTGGATCTTTACCACCTGTGGTGGTTAAAGAGTTCTCAATATACCAACCACCTGGTCCTTGAAATGCATGTGAATACATTTTTGCCCAAGGAATATCTTCACTTTCTGGTGCTGGTAAAAAACGGATAACAGCATAACCGTTACCTGTTTTATCTACTTCTGGTTTCCAGAGTCTTTCATCTGCTCCACCACTAGTAGTGTTCATCTTCTCCACTTCTTTAACTAATTTTTGAGTTAAAGACCCTAGAGAGGACTGCTTTTTTAAGTCTGAAAAAGACATTAATTACCTCGTATTTGTTGAGATTTGGCTTGTGTGTACTCCTATTATAAAAGACTTAAAGATCTTTGTCAATCTGTTGTTTCATCATCTCTACCGCTTGAGACATATTATCAAAGAGAGAAGTCATATCTATACTAGATGGAAGACCCATCATAGAAGCAGATTCGACAATACGTTTTTTCATTTCTTGTGCTTCAGGATCATCTGATAAAGATAACCTAGCATACATAACCTTTTGTTTTTCCAATAGTCTTTCTAATATATCAACATGATATTTCTTATCTTCACGTTTCATTGTAGGAAACTTGAAGACATTACTATAAATCTCCTCTTGGAGTTCATGTATTTCGGCCATTTCGGCACGGACAACATCAGACTGGAAAAAACTCATAGAACAGTCTCTTTTAGAATTTTTTTGTAATGGGGTACATCTATATTTAGGAAGGGACTATACTTTTTTATTTTTCTACTGACGGTTTCCCACACGGGATCATTCAGTTTTTTATCCCAATCTTTTCTGTACTCAAGTATTCTATCACATATCACCATAGTTTCAAGTGAGGTTTTCTTTGCCAAGTAACTTTCCCAGCGTTTGAGAATTATATCTCAATCCAGAAAATACAGCTCCTGAAATATGGGATAAGCTATATATAAACGCCATCACAGAGACTACTGAAACGCCAAATATTTCTGTTAATTTTCCCATTGCAATTCCTTCCCTTGACGCTCCCCAGGCGGACTCAAACAGTATTCCCCATCAGCATATTTCAGCTGATGGGGAATACTAGCCCAATTCATCAGACGTTTCTGGACATCATCAGGCAGAAAGCAGAAGGCAAGACTTTCAGGGTCAAGACCCTCTCTGATTATATTTTGAAAGACAGCTGATCGTGTCTTCTTCCAATCTGCCCATTCTCCTATTTCACGCCTAAACATTTCCTCAGGACTTTCAGGAGGTTCATAGTGGTTGAGATCATCATATCTTGCATATGACCGTAACTCTTCACGCAGCTCATCTATCTCCTCCTGGAGCTCTACCAGAGCCTCACCTTGCTGCGAGAAAGCTAACGCAGCAATTTTTGTTGCTGCTACAATGGGTCAACCAAAAATCGGAAGCCACCTGTTAAACGCAATGACTAAAAGAATAGCTGATATGAAATGGCCAGCAGTAATAGCGATTCTCATGGCCCTGGCTCCAGTGAGCGTGCTCGCGGAGGGCACCAAAATTGAATACAACCGCTCCGAATGGACGCATTGGATACAGGACGATGACAACTGTCAGGATTTACGTCAGGAAGTGTTAATTGAAGAAAGCATCATCACACCCATCACAACACTCGACGGGTGCAAGGTACAGCGCGGGTTATGGTGGGATTTATTTACTGGCGCCTATTTCTCAGACCCTACTGAACTCGACATAGACCATCTCGTACCACTAAAAGAAGCACACTTGAGTGGTGGCTGGCAGTGGGATCATGATAAAAAAAGGAACTATGCGAACTCCGTTGATTATGCACACCACCTTGTCGCCGTATCCCGATCAGCTAACCGCTCCAAGGGCTCAAAAGACCCCGCTAGATGGCTTCCGCCCAACAAACAAGCACATTGCTGGTACGTCCATGCCTGGATGCGTGTGAAAAAACGGTGGGCTCTCGATATAGACAAGCAAGAGCGAGAAGCTATCGATTTAGTGATCAAGAACCAGTGCTAGCCTTCAAAATCTGCGGCATGCCAAAACTACCATCCTCAGAAGACCTCGCGCCGATCACCATCGATACGATGGACGACTTCAAACGCTATGGATATTCGTTAGCGGCCTACTGCGATCAGTGCTCTCGGCACCATGAATTTGATATCGATGAGTTGATCTCTACCGGTCATGGAGAGACCTCGATTGTGAATTTTAAGCCTCGATGCCGTGAGTGCGGAAACACCGCGCAAAAACTGGTCAGCCCTCCGCGCCCAGCATTCACTGGCTACCCGAACTACCGCGCTCAACAATCGGAAAGCTGATCACGCAGCTTGTCCAGACGGCCCATCCACTCCCAAAAGGCTGGAAATCGGTCTGGGGGCATCGCCCCCGCCTCCATCTCTTCGGCCACCGCTGGCCCCGCTGTGGGCCACGTGGGGCAACTGTCAGACTCAAAGGCCGCGCTCCCGCATCCGCTTAAGAATATCGCTAGGGCTGCGATTAGCACGAGCGGCGATATCCGCCTGATTAGCCTTCGCCCTGGCTTTGGCCGCCATGCTTCTGCTGCGTGCATGATTTCTCCCCGCCCAAAATGAAAATAAAAGAGGCAGCGCTTTGAGCGCCGCCCCCAGAAATGAAAATATGCCGCCGACCATTTTATTCAGCCGGTGCCTTGTCTTTGGTCAGCGCTGCGATTGCCGCCACAACGGCAACGGCAGCGCCGATGATTGCCTCTTTATTTTCCGGCGAGAAGCCAAGACCGATTGCGCCAGCCAGTGAAAACAAGCCCATCCACGTCGAGCGTTCTTTCGCTCGATTCAAAATCTACTGCATATGTAGACCTCAATTGATTGAATTATAGAAAGCATGATTGCCGATACGCGCCGACGGCTCATGCCCAGCCGCCCACGTCGGCGCTATAGCCGCCGTGTGGTAGTGAGTTGCGCCGCCTGTCGTATCAGGCAGGTCGCTTGATAGAACGCCAGCAGCGACGCTTACAGCGCGCGCTAGGGCGCGATTGTCGAGACTAAGGTCGCCCATCTTGGCGCGGTTCGGGTCGCCCTCGTTCCAGCAACTAAATTGCTTTGGTTTAAGGCAGACGCCCGGAACGGTGTCGCCCCACCAGCCGCCTTGCCGCACATAGAGAGTTTTAACAACTAACTCACGTCACCGTCTCAAGCGGATATATCCGCGAGCGGTATACGCGCGCGCCGGTCGTCGATAGGCTAGTGACAGCCGTGACGATGTTGTCGCGGATGGATTTGCGAACGTGACCCAAGGGGGAACCTCAAATGAAATTTATACATGTGTTGTTAATGCTCGCCCTTATTGCAGGCGGCTATTTTATTAGAGATGTGGTGGAGCCGACCAAAGAAGCGCAAGCTGATGTTGCCGGTATGACTTACACTCAGTTAAAGAGAGACCGCGCCTTCAAAAAGGCGGTGATATATATAGTGAGCAACAACTGTTTCGTTACTGGTGAATCTATCTACTGCTAATCCACATCACGCGCCCCTTCCGTGCGCGCACCACGCGGGGCTGCAACGCCTTAGAACGTAAAGCTCTGGCGATGGGATTTGCGTGTCTAGGCTTGACCAGCTTCCTCTTTCTCACGCTCACGCTTCGCCTCGACGTCCATCTGCTTTATCTCTTCCGCCCAATCACGGGTTGCTTCATCACCAAGCCAGCCGAGGCGCGCAGCTACAACCGCAGGCAACTTGCCGTCTGCAGCGCATGCTGCAGCAGCAGTCATCGTGCCGAATGCGCTGACCTGTCCATCGGCGCTCGTATAAGTCCCGTCTTCGTTATAGCCGCATGAGTTGGAGTCACCCGCAGCAGTAACCGCAACAGCGGCAGCGACGGCAATGAGTGGGACCGACAATGCGATTAACTTCATAAGACGTACCTCCGTTGTGTTGGACTGTGCCGCTAAAAATAGGGGTGCTTTCCGGCGAAAGTTTGGCGTCTTTAAGGCAGAAATGCGGCGGAGCTAACGTCGCGCCCGGTGATTTTTTTGCGCGACACGGCTTTCCAGTTGACGTTACAATTAACAATGCAACGAATAGTCATCACGCTTCTGTTTAGCTCTGGTGCAGCGTCGGCGGGTTATCGCAAATTGTGTAGGGAAAAGAACAATGGGGAATATCAGTAAGGGGCAGTGTTTTTGTGGTGCAGTTGAATTTGAAGTTTCTGGCACACCCACTGTAATGGGTTACTGCCATTGTGACGATTGTACAAATTGGGCCGCCGCGCCCATCAATGCTTTTGGCTTTTGGCCACGCGACAACGTCCAGGTTACCAAGGGAGATGAAAACATAACTAGTTTCTTCAGCGTAACCATGACCATGCATTCCCAACACAACAGGATCTTGACCACCAGAACCTAAGTCTTCTCTAACAGCAAACTTATAAACTTCTTGACCATTCATCTGAATAGGAGAAAAGCCTC